TACGTACGTGCTCAGCGGCGACGGTGCCTGATGTCGCTCATCCAGCCGGTGCTCCTGGCCTCTTCGAAACCGGAGTTCACCGAGTCTCCACCCGGCACCACCGTTACCACCCTCGGCAATTCGACCACGACGATCGGTGGCGCGATTTACGCCAGCGCCACGCCGGGGTCAGCACCCGGCTCGCTTATCACAATCGGCATCAACTCGGCCGGGCAGATCCTTGTCAACTCAGGATCTGGCTTCGTCAATGTCGGGGGCGCCAATGTCATCGAGCTTTATTACGCCAGCAATCACACCTGCTATCAGGAGAATTCGTCTCTTAACTGGTACGGGCCGGTCGACGCCTCGACCACCGGAACGCAGGTCACCAATCCCATCCCTCTGATCAACAGCATTTCCGCAACGCCCGTCAGCAACAGCCCATCCAGCTATCCGTCAACCGGCGTCGAGATAGCGACCTTGTCGGCGGCCGTCAGTGGCATCAATGGCTCCGGCAGCTACACAACGTTCACTGGTAATTTTTCGATTGCAGCGGGGAGCTCCGCCGGATTCAGCATCAACAACTCCGTCTCGCCAGCGCAGATTGTGACGAACGGCGTGACGGCGCCAGGAAATTATAACCTCAACGTGACAGCGACGCAGACCGGGACGATCGGCGGCGTCACTGTGCCGCCTTACACTACGCCAAGCCCGATTTCGGTCACAGTCGGGTCTGCGTCGCGGCAGACTGTTACGCTAGGAGCGTACATCACGACGAGCTGCTATACCTCCGGCAGCAGCTACTGGTCGACATTGCAGGCCCACTGGGCCGGTTTCATCTCTGCGCTCGGCATAACGCCTCCGATCATGGGGGGCGGGATTTGTGCGAATTACGGGGTGGAGTCCCAGCTCGGCTTCCCGGTTGATCCAAGCACCTGGCCAAGTGTGGCGGCGCAGAATTTCGGTACGCCCCCCAATCCGCCTTACCCGATTTCCGGGCTTTCGCCCAAACCGGCGAAGCTGATGATGACCTGGGCGTGGTCCGACAACAACGGCAACACGCTTTACAACGACATGGCGGGCGTCACCAGCACGCTCTATGGCGGTAAAACGATCGCAAATTGGGTGGGTCCGACCTTGGCGGCGATCCAGGACGCGGGATTCAACGAGGTTTACGTTCGGCCGTGCTGGGAGTGGAATATCAATAACCCTTGGGCGCAGGGCCTCGGCGCTGCCGGCATTTCCGCAGCGACGTTTGCGACAGCGATGCAGAATTTCTATACTGCGGTCAAAACTTACGCAAACGCCAACGGGATGATCGTGCATGTCTGCTGGAACGCCAGTGTGTTCGGACAGCAAGATGAGGACGGCAACACGCTTGCATCGCAGTTTCCAAATCAAAATCCCGGCCAGGTCGCGGTTGATGTCGTATGCGCCGACTTCTATTCGAATGGTTCGAGCGAACTGGCCAATACGCCGCCGACCAACAACAAGTCATGGACGCTGACTGCGATTGTCGCGCTCGCCGCGCAATGGGGACTGCCGTTCGGAATCTGTGAGTGCGGCGGCCTGGCATATCCCGACGGCGGGGCGCCGATGTATAATACGTGGCTCCCGAATCTGGTCAGTTACGTGAATAGCCTTACAACGCCGTGCGCCTTCATATCACTTTGGGATGTCAATACCGGCAATGGCTCGGAGAACAATCTTGAGTTTACGGCGCCCGGCGCCAATCAGCCAGGCATTATCGCCGCATGGAAAGCGGCCCTTGGCCCTGGTGGTTCCATGACCACGCCGTCCTCGGCGCCTCCCTTTGTGACGCCCACAGCCGGTGTTACCGGGACCACTTATCCTCCTCCGGGCGGGGCAGTGACGATTTCCGCCGGTGCAAATATCCAGACCGTGGTCAATGCCCATCCAGCCGGTACGGCTTTTCTGTTGAGCGCGGGCACCTACAGCAATCAGACTGTCTCGCCAACCGCGGGAAGCAGTTTTTACGGTCAGTCTGGCGCCATCATGGACGGGGGTGGCACTGTAACGAACGCGTTTGCAGGTCAGGGCGTCAATAACGTCACGATCAGCGGCATAACCTTCCAGAACTATGCGCCTCCCACCAACGGCATCGGGGTGCTCGGGTTGGACAGTTCGGCCGCTGGCTGGACGGTACAGGCCTGCACTTTTACTGGGATGTCGGCAGGCCCCGCTGTGATGCTGGGCGCGAACACTACCATGAAGGACTGCTATGTATTCAACAATCAGCTGGGCGGAATAGGCGCTTTCAATGTAACTGGTGGAACGGTCCGAAATAATAACATATATGCCAACAATCAGTCTCAGACACCTATATTTACGCCCACAGGAGACGCGGCCGGCATTAAGATCGCAACCTGCACGAATGTCACCATTAGCAATAACTATATTTACAGCAATCTAGTCTGTCCCGCGGTCTGGACGGACATTGGTTGCGTGGGAACAATGGTTCAAAACAACATCCTGTCAGGCAATGGCGGCCCTGGGATGATTGATGAGATTGATTATGGTGCCACCATTACCGGAAATCTTATCGAGAACAATAACAATCCCGCGCTGGACGGCTTCGAAGGCGGCGGCCTTTACATTCAAAACTCGCAAAACGCGACAGTCTCTGGTAATTACTTCGATGACAACGTCGGAGGCGTGTGGCTTTACCAGTCCTCAAGAGGGTCCGGTCGGAATGGGCCGTATGTTGTCAATAACGACATAATTTCTAACAACATCATACGTATGACAACCGGGAACAACGGCTACGACAGCTCGGTGGCCACGGGCAAGTTCGCATTTAATACGAACACCTATTATCTGTCCGGCACGGCGGCACTCGTAGCTGGTGGGACCGACGTGACGCCTGCCCAGTGGCAGGCCGGCGGGAACGACGTCAACGGGAGCTTTAATTGAGTATCCCCCCCAAAATGCTGACCATCGCCTGATGGCCGCTCCGATCACCAGCGGAGCCTATTCCGCGACGCCAACGGTCATTGACCTGGTCAATGCCGCCCTCCGGGTCGCCCAGGTGATCGGTGCCGAAGAAACGGCGACAGGCGCGCAGTTGCAGAACTCGCTCGATGCCATGTTCGCCATGACCAAAGGATGGCAGGCATCGGGCATTCATGTCTGGTGCGAGGAAGAGGGTATCCTGTTTTTGCAGCCGGGCCAGACGATCTATCAGATCGGGTCCGGCTCACCGGACAAGGCCACATTGTGGGATTCACTGATCCAGACGACGCTGACCGCCACGGCGCTGACCGGCGCCACGTCGCTGAGCCTCACGGCGCTTTCGGGTGGCGGCGGGATTCCAACGACGACACTGGCGGCTGGCGATCAGATTGGCGTGCAGCTCGATGCTGACACAAATTTCTGGACCACGGTCAGCGGGACGCCTTCCGGGTTGGTCGTGCCGATCAGTGCACCACTGCCGTCGCAGGCCAGCCAGGGCGCGATCGTTTTCGATTACGCCGTCCCGCTCTATCGTCCCCTGCGGGTAATGGGCGCGCGGCGCTACAACTACCTGTCAAAGATTGACCTGCCGGTGCAGGTCTGGGCGCGGCTCGATTATCAGGCACAGCCGAATAAGTACGCGCGCGGCATTCCGACCGCATTTTTCTATGATCCGCAGACCGGTTCCGGCGCATACCAGCAGCCGGTTGGGCAGTGGAACTCGTGGCCGACGCCGCAGGATAACACCAATGCGATGCGATTTACGGCGCAGCGGCCGATCCAGGACATTGGAACGCTGGCCAACATTCCGGACTTCCCGGTTGAATGGAACGCCGCGCTGAAATGGAATCTTGCGCTCGAGATCGGGCCAGAGAACGGCACGCCGCTCGAGCAGCTGCAGATTATCGTGAAACAGGCCGAACGGTGGTACCAGATGGCTGCGGCATGGGATCGGGAACCGGAATCCGTGACGTTCGGGGTCGCATGGACGCCAGGCCAGAGGAGAGGCTGATGACAGTCGGACACTTCTGTCTTGCCGCGGCACTCTTTGGCGCCTGCTACCTCGTTTATTTCTGCCTGATGAGGCGGTGACCTTCGATGCCGGCCATAGAGTGGGCAACTCAGGCTTATCAGACCCGTAGCACGCAGCTTCTGGCGCAGCAGGCGATCAACTGCTTCGTCGAGCCGACGCCGAAAGAAGGCAAGACCACAAAACCGGTCTACGGCATTCCTGGGCTGACCCTGTTCAGCCGTATGGGCAGCGGCCCGATCCTCGGTATGCACGTGATGGGACAGAGTCTCTTCATACTGTCCGGCACAGGGCTCTACTCCATCAGTTACACTGACGTGCTGGCCGCCGCGCCAGGATCGCCGGTCCCGGCCGGTCTCATCGGCGAGACGACCTTGGGCGGACTCGTGTCGATGGCGGACAACGGGTCTCAGCTCGTCATGGTCGACGGTAATGTCGGCTGGATCCACCAGCCGGGCGGTATCTTCCAGGTCACCACGGCCACGGCATTCCCTGGCGACACCTTCATCTCCGCCAACATCAGCGGGACGATCAACATCGGCGATACGATCCTGGTGCCGCTCGATAACGGGACTGTCCTGACGACGACGTCCGTTGCGCAGACGAATTACGTCGACGGCTTCATCCAGATTGCCACGCCATTGCCGGTTCAGGTGACAGCCGGCGCCACGATCGCTGATCCGTCCGTGCAACTCGCGCAGATCACCGCTGCCGCTTTCATGCCGGCGTCGACAGTGCGCTACTTCGATGGGTATTTCGTATTCAATGCGGCGGGGACACGGCAGTTCTTCATCTCGGGCATCAACGACGGAAGCTCCTACTCCGGTCTCGACTTTGCCACGGCGAGCGCTGGCAGCGACGACATCATCGCCGTGGAAATCTATCACGAGCAACTCCTACTGCTGTGCAGGCTTCACACAGAAATCTGGTGGGATGCAGGTAATGTCAGTTTCCCATTCCAGCGTTACGACGCAGCACTCATCGCCCGGGGCCTGTCCGCGCCGCTGGCCGTATGCAGCGAGGATAACACTGTCTTTTGGATGGGCGAGGATGGTATCTTTTATCGGCTGAATGGCTTTGCACCGCAGCGCATCAGCACGTTTGCGATGGAGCACGCCTGGGCGCAATATCCGCTGAAGTTCCTGGACGCGTCGTGCTTCGTTCTGGACCAGGAAGGACATAAGTTCGTTATTGTAAACTTCCCGTCCGGCTGCGGGTGCTGGGCTTACGACATTTCCAGCCAACTCTGGGCACAGCGCCAGAGTTTTGGCGCGGCGTTTGTCTGATGGCCTATACAGCAACCGCGCTTCCTTCCCTCACCTCCGGCAGCACACCGTCCGCCGCGCAGGGTGTGAGCACCAGCGGGGCTGTAATCGTCGGCTATTCGGTCAATTCGGACGATAATCAGCAGGCCTGCTACTGGGATACCGGCGGCGTGCATGCGCTGCCGTTCCTCGGCACTGCTGGCGGTACAAATATCGCAAATGGCTGCTCGGCCGATGGATCAGTCATTGTTGGCGTTTCACAGCCTTTGGGTGGCGCGCTCCACGCAGTGACATGGACCGGCGGTCCGTCGTGGGTGGTGACGGATCTAGGAACATTGCCTGGTGGGCTTGGGGCAGTGGCAAATCACTGCTCATCTAACGGCTCGGTCATTGTCGGCAGCTCAGGCAACTCGGGAGGCAATGAACAGGCCTGCGTGTGGACGAACGGGTCCGTGGCGGCGCTGCCATTCGCGTCGGGCTATGAACAAAACGCCGCCGGGAATTTCTGTTCGGCCGACGGGGGTACCATCGTTGGGTTCTCCCAGAACATCGTCGGACCGGGCACGAACTTCACCGTGCCAGTGCTTTGGAACGGCGCCCCGAGCTGGCTGGCGACCACGCTTGAGACCATCGCTATCGCCGATCTCGACGGCAACCAGGCCTACGCCTGCTCGTCCAGTGGTGCCATCACCGCAGGGGCGTCGTTCGACGGTTCGGACAATTCATTCGCCGTATACTGGAATCCAGGTCTGAACCAACTTCCCGGACCTCTGGGTGGAGCGGGCTCGGTGGCTTTCGGCTGCGACGGAACCGGGTCGACGATCGCCGGCGTCGATGTCAATGGTAACCCGACAGTTTGGATCGCTGGTGTCGGGAGCAACCTTCCATTGTTCTCTGGCGCGCTGTCTGTCACCAACGTGAACGCAGTATCGTTGGATGCGAGCACCATTGTCGGCTACGGCGTTGATGCTGATAGCAACCAGGTCGCCGTGGTATGGGCGCAGCCTGGTCCGCCACCGACGCCTGCGCCGACACCGCCGGTTGTCATCCCGATCGAGTTATGCGGGTGGCGTGGCCAGTGCGGCATCAATTGGAACGGTCTCGCGCTGGTCGGTGACAAGTTCACCAATGTGGTCGGACTGTCGGACTTCACGGTTTTCACCGAATATGGCAACCAGATGCTCATGCTTGTGACATCGCCGCCGATTCATGAAGACAGGAAGCGGATTTTCATTCCGCGCTTCGAAATAGAAGTGGAGGCTGGCCTTGGTATTCCCGGCAGCCCGGAGACGGCGCCGCTGATGCGGTTCGACTACTCCAAGGACGGCGGTGTAACCTGGGTGACGCTTCAGGTATTCCGTTCGATGGGCGCGGTGGGTGAGTACATCAAGCGGCTGCGCTGGATTAACATCGGCCAGTCTCGCGCGTGGGTGTTTCGGATCCAGTATACGGACGCAGCGCGGCCGGCCATCATCGGGACCTACGCTGACACCTTCAAGGCTCTGGGCTGATGTCGGGAACTGATCAGAACAACACCAGTGCGCCAACGCGCCTGACGCCGATCGCCGGGGACCAGCCGATCGGAACGGATGCCGACGGCCGCCCGATCGCCCCAACCTTTTACTTCTTCCAGATGATCCAAAGGATTTTGGCCTATCTCGGACAACCAGGATCCTCCGGGACTGCTGGTGGCCCGGCGACATCTGGATCGTCGCTCACCGTTTCCGAGCAACTGACACAACTGACGCAGGCGGTGCTGACGTTCAGTCAGGCGCCCGGGTCCGAGGCGGCGGGACTCAATGGGCGGGTTGCCGCACTTGAAAGTGCACTGGGCAACCGCCCGATTTTCTTTCCAGCGGCACCGACGGTAGCGGCTCCGAACGCGCCCGGCGTGAGCATGGCGCTCGCCGAGACGATCTCGTACTGGGGTCCGTAGGTGAATCTGGACACTGTATCGAAGGTTTTACAGATCGTCCTTGGCGAGGGGACGACGACCACAGCGCCTGGGGTTCTTTCGTCATGGGCTGACAGCCTGTTGCCGAACTCATTTACCTTGGGCGAAACCAACGTTCTGACCGCCGGAACAACACCGGTGGTCGTGGTCGCAGCGCCAGCGAACATGCAAACCCAGCGCCAGGTGAAAGAGATTCGCAGCACCAACACTGATTCTGTGACTCATCACTATACGCTGCAACTCTTCGACGGCGTGGATATCTGGATTGTTCAGTCGCAGACCATCGCACCGGGCGGCGAGTTCGTCTACACGCCGGATGCTGGCGTCACTGGCCCGAGCGGAACGGGGGGCGCGACCGGGGCGACGGGCGCCTACACAGCGGTACCCGGCGTGACATCGGTAACTGTGTCGGGCTCAACGCAAACTCTGACGATGCCGAGCACGACTGGCAAGTATTCGATTACCCTAAATCATTCAGTGACCTTTACGTTGAATAGTGGCACAAACGGCCAGACGGTATTGCTGGAACTGATCCAGGGCAGTGGCGGAAATTTCACTGTCGGCTTCGACAGCACTGTGCAGTTCGGCACTGATCTGCCGTCGTTCACCGCCAGCACCACGGCGGGGCTGGTCGATTACGGTGTCGTGCAATACTCAGCCAATCTGAGCAAGTGGGCGTTCCTGGCCTACGCAAGAGGCTTCTGAGCGTTGGCGATTTGCACGCTTGATCCCGCGCGTCTTCCCTCGGACATAGTGCTGTCGAATGGCATGCTTACGTGGACGGCAAGTGATGCCGCCTTTACCTCATGTTTCGGAACACTCGGCTATCTGGCAGGCTCTGGGGGGTCGCCGCTCAATCTGAAGCCTTATTTCGAGGCGACGCTGACAACGCTACCGGGCGGCAGCACGTTCGGCCCTGGGATCGGTATAGCCAACAGCAGCGCGCTGGACAGTCAATACCTGGGCCAGACGACCGCAGGCATCGGCTATTATCTCAAGAACGGCGATGTACTGATTTCGGCCAGCCATGTCGCGACCTATTACACCCTCACCCAGGGCGCTACTGTCGGCGTCGCGGTTGACTTTGTTAACCAAAAAGTCTGGTTCACCAAGGATGGTCTGACCTGGAACGACGACATCCTGGCAAATCAGAATCCCGCGACCAATACCGGCGGCGCTCCGCTGACCAATCAGATTTTCGCGCCATCGGGGGTCTATAGTACGGTCTATCCGGCATTTGGGAACGGCGATGCCAGCGGCACCTCGATGACGGCGAACTTCGGGGCCAGCCCATTCGCCTTCGCCCTCCCGGCCGGATTTGTGCCATGGGCATCGCCAGCCTTTCAGCCGTGGCAGGGGATGTTCGCGCTGCTGCCCAGTTTCTGATGTCAGTTGCGTGATGTTCGCGGCAGCGCGCCGCCGCCGGCCCCCTCAGCAGAGTATCATGTCTCGCCTGGACCTGGTCCGAACGACGGTTCAAGCCGCTGTGACCGCTCTCGAAAGGCTTGAGGGGAAAGTTGATTCCATTCTGCATCGGCCAGGACTTTAGGTCTCGGGGGCGCTCTCAGTTCATGAGGAAGCGGCCCGTCGACTTTGATGCGGGCTCCTTCCATCTGTTTCAACCCGCGGAGGCAGAAGATCACAGCGAAGGCTGCAATGACAGCGGCCCAAAGCGGCTCGCCGGATCGATGAACTGCGGTTCCAACCACAAACCCGACAATGACCACCGATATGTGAAAAAGCCACCCTGGAACCGTATGCACCTATTTGCTCCGACCGCGACTCCGCCAACTATAAGGGCAGCTGGCGGGACCGGAAAGACACCAGCCCCGCCGTTCGCTGCCCTGGGGCGAGGCCTTCCGACTTGCGCACCAGAATGATTCCAGCCTAAACAGGCGGCCTGGGCCGAGCAGCGCCTCCCATCGAGTACTGACGGGACGCCATGGCCACCTCTCCGATCCAGGAAATCGTATCGAGCGTTCAGCTTCAGGCCACCACGGCGCAGCTGTACGTCTCGACCAATGTCTGGACGCAGATCATGAAGCTGACGGCCACCAACACCGACAGCAATGTCCATTTGGTCACGTTCTACATCGTCCCGAGCGGTGCTTCAGTGTCGGCTACCAACATGAGTACGAATGGCCAGCAGGTTCTCGGCGCGGATACCTTCAACAGCCCGAACGAATACGGTTTGGTCCTGAATCCTGGCGACTCGCTGTGGGGCTCGGCGGACGCCGCTGGCGTGATAAACGTCTTCGCTTCCGGCCTGATAAGTTTCGGATCATGAGCGAATTCATCCGCATCGCGTCCGGGATCGATGTCAGCGCCGTGCTGACGCAGCTCGATGGCCAACCCGGACTGTGGGCCGCAAATCCGCAGCGATTGTCAGGGCCGCACCGTGAGACCTCCGATATCTGGGTGCGCTACCGCGATCTGGCCGAACTAACCGGCCCAGAGAGCTTCCGTGAGCCGCACTTCTCTGTCTGGTATCCGGCATGGCGTGCGCTGCCGGCACTGCGTCCAATCGTGTTCGGTCTGTGCGCCACGGTCGAATCGGTTCATCTGGGCGGCATCCTTGTCACACGCATGCCTCCTGGCGCGACGGTTTATCCGCATGATGACCGCGGCACCTGGCATTCCGAGTGGCACAACATGAAATTGTGGATGCCGCTTCGGGCGAATGACGTATGCGTCAATACCTGCGAGGACGAGAGCGTCGTCATGAAGCCCGGAGAAGCGTGGACATTTTCGAACCTAAAGACACACAGCGTTGAGAATCGCGGCGACAGTGAACGGATTTGTCTCATCGTCTGCTGCCGGAGCGAGCCATGATCAGGCATCATTTCGCCGGTCAGGACGACGCGCGCGGGGTCTACGCCAAGGAACTCCATATCAGCGCTGGCACATTACTGACATCCCATCGGCATGCTTATGACCACCTCAGTATTCTGGCGAGCGGATTTGCGTCGCTGACACTGGGCGACGATGTGCCTCATGTCCTGCACGGGCCGGTTGCTCTGACGATCCCAAAAGGCGCGGAGCATACGCTGCGCGCGATTACCGATGTCGTTTGGTTCTGTATCCATCCGACTGAGGAAACCGATACGCTGAAGATCGATG